ATTGATAATGTTGGAAAGATTCAATGGGATCTCGGAGAGAAGGGAGAATTCCTTTCTACCAAAAAGACCATGTCTGTAGTTGATAGAAATGGTAAATGCTATCGTGTTACTGTTGAGGAAGTTAGATGACTGAAGTATTAAAGTGGCTTGGAACTGCATTGACAATTGCTGGTGCAGTTGCCACTGCTCTAGCAATAGATCCGTTGAATGTATATTTGTTTAATGCTGGTGCAGTGACATGGCTATTGGCTGCAATTCGTATGAAAGAAAAGAGTCTTATTGTAGTCAACGCTGGTTTGCTCGCAGTTTATTTGTTTGGAATATTTTATAGGATTTGATATGCTAACTGAAAAAGAAAAAGAAATTATGCTAATCACTCAAGAAGAGTGTGCTGAGGTGACTCAAGCAATTAGTAAGATATTTCGATTTGGATTGTTAAGTCAACACAATGGAAGATCTAATCGTGAACGACTAGCTGAAGAAGTTGGTGACCTTATGTGTTTGATTGATTTGTTGATTGACACTGATATGATTAATGAAGCAGAGGTGTTGACTGCAAAACACGAAAAGTTGTTAAAACTTCAACGCTGGAGTAGCATTGTATGATTCGTTGGATTGAAAATGTGAGTATGAGTGATATTCATCTTGGTCACCACAGTGACCTTGGAGAGAATGTCATGCTCATTCGTATTCAAGATCCAGCTACCGAGTTTTGTCCTACACAAAGACGATTCAAAGAAGTTCATTGTTTCGAGTTTCTGGATGCAGAAGACGAAGATGGGTTTCCAGATGAGTGTAAAATTAGTGATGAACAAGCACAAGAGATCGCAGGATTATTGCAACGTGCCATGGATAATTCTATGAATGTTCTTGTTCACTGTCACGCTGGTATCTGTCGTAGTGGTGCTGTTACTGAAGTTGGAACAATGATGGGATTTACTGCGACTGACAAAAATATTCGTATTCCGAATCTCCGAGTCAAACATAAACTTATGAAAGCAATGGGATGGACGTATGATTCAGATAAATAACCTTTCACAATATGAAGTGGATATGCTCGACCATATGTGGACATTGGAAACAGAGGAAGAGTTTTTCGATTGGTATAATCTCCTAGATGAAGAAGACAGACTTCTTTGTGATTACTTGCAAGAAATGATTATTCTTGCACATGCAGAAGAAACGATAGAACAGACACAATATAAGGATGCAAGAGAATATCTAAAGAAATTTGCCTTGCAAAAATAGAAAATGTATAATAAGACTTCAAAACCTAGAAATCCTATTGCAAAGGATCTTCGCACTCCAAAGTATCGTATGAGAACAGTGGAGAGCAAGGTTAAGTACATTCGCAATCCTAAACACAAAAAGGAGTCCTATGGACAAGACTTATGAACTATACCATAATGGTTTACTAAGAACTATTAAATTCAAAACAAGAAATCCAAAAACATCTTACGAGACGATTGAATTTAGCATTACACAGAAATTAACTGATGAAGATGGTAAAGTCATTGTTGATAATGGACAGACATATTTCTTTGAACCACGTCAGTTCGTAGAATTTTTTACACCGATTATTAATGATATGAAAGAGAGATTTGATCATGAACAAAAAAGTTTCAGCGAACCAAACACCTGAATTTAGACAATGGTTGAAAGGAGTACTCCACGATGACTTTACAAAAAATCTGTGCGTTGTGTTTACCAAAAAAGATGGAACAGAAAGAGAGATGTTCTGCACCCTCCAAGAAAACAAAATCCCCACAGACAAACAGCCTAAGTCGCAAGCATCAGATAGCGAGATTGCTGGACAAGGAAATGACTCAGCAATTAGAGTATTTGACACAGAAAAGCAAGAGTGGAGATCTTTCCGCTGGGACTCCGTAAAAGAAGTGAGGTTTGAACTATGATTAGTAATATTTTTACAGTTGCTGGAGTGGGTGTTGGTATTGCCATTGTTATCGCAATCGCCATTTTATTCCCACTACTAGTTATTTGGGCATTGAACACACTGTTCCCATTACTAGCAATTCCATACACACTAGAAACTTGGTCTGCTATCGTATTATTGCAGATTTTTATTAAATCTAAAATTGAGGTTACAAAAACAAAATGAATTTGAGTCCAGAACAAAAGAAAGAACTACAAGGTGCTATTCGTGAGATTAGTGCATCAATGACACGCACTGAAGCAGAGCGTGATTTAATTCGTGAGATCGTAAAAGACCAATCACAGAAACACACAATCCCAAAGAAAATTATCACTAAGATTGCAAAGACATATCATAAGCAAAATCTTACTCAAGAGATAGAAGACCACGAGGAATTCGTAGAACTCTACGACAGCGTTACAAAATAACCCCACGACCTGTAGGGTTATTAAAATACTGCTTGCCTTTAATTGTGAATTGATGTATAATAGATATTATTAATGGAGGTTACAAACCTATGGCAACAGCAAAGCGTCGTATGAAAGGTCATGCTATCCTGCAATCTCGCAAGGATGCAATGGCAAACGAACCAGTCGTTACACTGGAAAACTATAACAACAGTCTGAATACAGCACTGTCATGGTATACAGAGCATGCCACGGAGAAACAACTTCGTAAATTTGCTCTGGAATACTTTGCTCATGCTGGTAAAAAAGCAGAAGTGTTGGCAATCAACAAAGCAAACGATTCAGAGATTCGACAGTTGGCAATCATCTGTCGTCTGAAATCTCGTGAGCAATATCTCACTGACAAGCATATCGACTTTATCAACGATACAGTTGAAACTTTGGTCACTAAGTATAAAGTGATTAAAGAGAAAAAGACTGCAGAGGTTAAACCATCTAATGTTATTTCTATTCAAGAGCGTATCGAAGACAAAGCCAGAGAAATCGCTGGTGAAATTGAGGGAGCAATCGATGAGTTTGTCACATCAAAGGGTAAGTCAACTTTCTCGGCAAAGAATTATCTACTGGCAAACTCAGTGTCAGCACCGATTGCAAAGAAAATCGGAGACATGTACGTTGGACTCTTCAACGAACTCGCAGACGCAATCGCTGGAGATGACGAACAACTTGTCGAAGGATATTCAAACTTCACAAAACGAGAACTAAAAGCATTCCACAAATTTGTTGGTGAGATTATCACTGACTGCCAACAGACTGTGCAGATTGCTAAGGCTACTCGTGCTCCACGTAAGCGTAAAGCAACACCACCAAGTAAGGTTGTGGGTAAACTCAAATACATGAAAGAGTTTGCCGAACTTAATCTCAAGTCATGTAAACCAGAAGACATTCTCACTGCCAGTGAGTTGTGGGTATACAATACGAAATACCGTAAGGTTCAGGTATACAAGGCAGAGATGGGTTCACTTGGTGTTAAAGGAACTTCTATTCTTGGATTCAGTGTCAAAGACTCACTGTCCTTTACACTGCGTAAACCAGAGGAATTCTTTAAGAACACTGCACTAGGTAAGCGTGGTCTTAATGCAGCAATTAAAAAACTAACGACCAAACCAAGCACACCGAATGGTCGTATTAATGAAGAGTGTGTATTGATTGGAGCGTTTTAATTATGATATGGACTTTGATTTTGTTTGCTCATGTTGGTATTATGAGTGATAAAGATTCTATGGCATTAACGAATGTGACTGGATTTACCAGTGAACAACAATGTATTTCTGCTGGTGAACAGTCTAAGAAAATGGCTACTGGTACTACTAAAGTTATTAAATTTACTTGTGTGCAGGTGCAAAAATGATTCTAGTAGATTATAGTCAAGTAGCATTGTCAGCTATTCTAACTTTTCAGCGTGAGTTGAAAGGTGATGAATCAGAGGTAAAGAATCTTATTCGTCATGTGACTCTATCAACACTCAAGTCATACAAGAAAAAGTATGGTAAAGAGTTCGGTGAGTTGGTTGTCTGTTGCGATGGTCGTAGATATTGGAGAAAAGAAATCTTCGAACACTACAAAGCTGGTCGCAAAAAGATGCGGGACAACTCTGACTTGGATTGGAAACTTATCTTTGATACGCTATCAGAAATGCGTGAAGACATCGCTAAGGTTTTTCCATATCGTGTAATTCATTTGGAACGTGCTGAAGCAGATGATATCATTGCTGTGATGACAGAGTGGGTGCAAACCAATCAGTTAGTGCAAGAAGGTTTGATGGAAGAGCCACAGAAGATTCTTATTCTGTCCTCTGACAAAGACTTCAAGCAACTGCAACTTGCTCCATTCTCATCTGGTAATGTACGTCAGTGGTCACCAATGCAGAAGAAATACATCACTGCAAGTAAACAAGAAGTTATGGACTTTACAGTAGAACATATTGTAAAGGGTGACACTGGTGATGGTATTCCAAACATTCTATCCAAAGACGATGTATTTGTCTCTGGTGATAGACAGAAACCTGTTAGTGCAAAGCGTATGGCAGAATTCCTTGAGAAAGGTATTGATGCGTGTCGCAATGACGAAGAGAAACGCAACTGGCAACGTAACACTAAACTAATTGCCTTTGATAACATCCCTAAAGATGTTCGGGAAGAGATTATCTCTGCGTATCTAAATACTAAACCGAATACAGATAAGATGAACATTATGAATTATTTAATGGAACATCGCTGTCGTTTATTGTTAGATGAAATCGAGGAATTTTAATGAGAAAATATGTTACTGTAATGCTAGAAGAAATCAACGAAGATCCTAAAAAGATTGAGTTGTATAAAGGTGATGGTGCATTGAAGTATATTTTTGAGTATGCATTCGACCCTGCAAAGAAAATGATTCTTCCAGAGGGAGAACCACCATTCAAACCTGCAGCTGAACCACTGGGTATGACTCCAACAAACTTGTTCAGTGAATTGCGTCGTTTGTATGTGTTCTGTCGTGCAGACTTGAAACCAATTAAGAGAGAATCTCTATTCGTTTCTTTACTTGAAGGATGCCATCCTACAGAAGCAAAAATGCTAATTGCAGTTAAGGATCAGACTTTGCATAAGTTATATCCTAAGATTACTCGCAAAGTTGTAGAGTCTGCAGGATTCGTTGCACCACTACCGAAGAAAGAGAAACCTGTTGCAAAAGAATAACTTGTCTTGCAAGATTTATTAGGGTATAATTACTCTACCGAAACTTGAAAGTTTATATTATGAAAACCTTGATTATTGTTGCAACCAGCTTAATTGCTACAAATGCAATGGCTATTGATTTCGAATCTGAATGGGCTAAGTTTAGCAATGACTTTGTTAAATTACGTGGTGTTCAGATTGCGAAAGTAGAACGTAAACCTGTTGATAAACCAGTGCATCTTGCACCAGTGGAAGACAAGAGTGTTATCGTCACTCCACTGCCTGAAAAGAATGACACATCGGAACTTCAACAAGTAGATCCTAAGTCACCAGATAGACTTGGACATAAACTTAGCGATCCAGCAGTAAAGGATTACGTAACCAAGTTGTACCAAAAACCTGACACAGTTGTGTATTCTGCAACAATTCGTTAATTGATGGAGTAATTATATTATGAAAAACCTTGTTATTGTAGCAACTATCGCTCTTGCACTCTCTGCATGTAGCACCACTAAACTCTCTGATGTCGAGCCAGTCTCAAACGAAGCAACAAAATTCGTTCAAGACTTTGGTAAGGTTGAAGTAACATTCAACGACAAAGGTGAGTGGACTCAACTTAAATCCTCTGCAACTTCTGCTGTGCCCATCCAAGAAGATCTTGGTCTTGAGCAGGGTATGAACGTAGCCACAATGCGTGCAAAGCGTAACATTGTAGAGTTTATCCAAAGCGATCTGAAGTCTAGCAAGACGACAGACACTATCACTAAAGCACTGGCAAAAAATGTCTCTGAAGATGACACTGCTTCCAAGCAACGTGCTGCAAACCTAGCCACAGAGATTACCGAAAAGATTAGCGTAGATGCTAATGGTATTCTCAAAGGTGTCTATGTTGTAGAGCGTAAAGTTTCTTCTGACAAGCGTAGTGTTGTTGTAGTGGTGCAAGTGGATAAGCGTTCAATGCGTGCTGCACAACAACTCCGAGCATCATTCGGAAACTAATATGAAAACCCTACTGGCACTCTTGTTGTTGAGTGCCACTACCTGTTCTGCAGTGGAAATTGTAGCGACAGGCTATGGCAAAACTCAACAAGAAGCACTGGACAATGCTAAAGTTGCAGCTGTGGATCGTGCAAATGGTCTATGGCTCAATGGACAGCAGAATGTTTATGATGGTAAATACAGCGAGAAGATTACCACATACAGTGGTGGTGTGATTCGCACTTACGAAGTTATTGACCAGACAAACGAGCGTGTAACAATTAAAGCAGATGTAGTGCCACGTGAGAAGAATGGAATGGGAACTAACTCTGCAACTGTACCAGAATCAGTTCGCAGAGAACTTGGTGGTCGTATCGATAATCAGAAACGATTAAAGAACGCTGTTCATTCGCTTGATGATTTATCTAAAGCATTCAACATCGTTGTGTGGGATATTCGTTATAACAATGTTGGTGCAAACACAGAGGTGACTGCATCGGTTGAAATTAGTTACAACGAAAAGTGGTTATCTGATTTAAGAGAACTAACAAAAGAGATTGGAACTCAGCAAAACTTTCATAGACAAGATCCACAATATGCAGAGGGAATTGCTCTGTCTATTGTTGGATACTTTAGTGGTATTGCATCTGGTGCTGGTTCGATATTAGTTGCAAGTAATAAACAAAACACACAACCTGCACATACAGATTATCCAGCAGTTTGTGTGGACAAAGATTGTTATGTGATGGGTGAGTGGTTGTCTAAGTTTTACAAACCACTACGCATGAATGTGGTTGGAATGAGTAATAACAAAACTATTACAACTACAACAATTCGTTTTAATGATGAGATGGGATTCTTTGAGATTATCCCAGCAGGTAGTCAGAAACGTGGATTTATGAATCGTGTTTATACCTATCAGAATCCAACTTTGCAAATTAACAAAGACACAGTTGTAAAAAAAGAATTGACATTTATAGTAGAATCAAGTAAACTTGCTTCTGTAGAGAAATTTAACTTTAACTTCTAAGGATATATTATGCCTAATTGGTGCGACAACAGTATGCGTCTTTATCACGAAGACAAAACCAAGATTGATGCTCTAGAAGCAGAGATGAGTAAGAAAAATGACGATGGTCATTCTATGGCAGAACCATTTAATCATCTGCGTCCTCGTCCAGCTGACCAAGAAGAGAATTGGTATGATTGGAACATCAGTAATTGGGGAACGAAGTGGGATGCTAGTATTATTGATTGGTCACGAGATAGTGATAATGAATTGACTATCTATTGTGACACTGCTTGGAGTCCACCGATCACACTCTATGAATATCTGAATGAACAAGGATGGTCTGTGGATGCATATTATCATGAAGGTGGTATGGCATTCGTGGGTAAATGGAGTTCTGAAGATGGTGATGATTACTATGAGTATGATATCACTGATGGGGATTCTATCGAGTCACTACCAGAAGATTTGATTGACTTTGCTGGACTCGAAGATGCTCATCAAGAATGGTTGATTAGCGAAATGCAAGACCAGTGGGGTGATGCTGAACGCACTGAATGGCATTCAATGGATGTTAAGCCAGTTCGTGATGGTTGGTATGAAATTAAAACTCAGTATGGTGATTGGGAGAACGTAGAGTTCGCTGAGTTTGAAGGTGATTGGAAACTGTATAATACTGAGAAAACTAAAGGATGGCGTGGGCTTGCAGAAGATCCAAACGCTGAATGGGATCCAGTTGCTGAATTAGATAAGATTGTAGCACCAGAATGAGACCATACGAAGAAGTCGTTGAAGATTGGGTAAGAGAATTTATCTGCACGATGGATGAAGGTATCCTTGAAGCAGGTGACCAAAGTGGTGTAGAACCACTTGGTGTTAAGATTATTTTTGATGGATATGGTGATTTAGAAACTGAAGATGACTACATTGAAGGTGGTAATCACTCTATAATGTCATTTGCTGTTTTTGTTCATAGAGATTCTCTCAATGGTGAAGAATTTCCTGAACACGAACAAACTCCATGGGCATTAATTCATCGTCCGAAAGAAGAAGTTTGTATTTGGGTCTGGTATAATGAAGATGGAGATGATATCGAAGTAGTTCCATTTGAAGATGGATCAACTGAAATGGATCATGAAGAGATTTATCATATTATTGATAAACTCGACAAAGGTGAGTATGAAACAAAAGTGGGTTGACGCATTTATGGATACAGCTGAGAGATTTGCTCAGTTGTCTAGTGCAAAAAGATTGCAGGTTGGTTCGGTTGTTGTAAAAGACAATCGTATCATCTCAATTGGATATAATGGAATGCCATCTGGATGGGATAATACTTGTGAAGAGGTTATTGAAGTCCATGAGGATGGTGGTGTGATTACAAAAACTAAAGATGAAGTTATCCACGCTGAAGCAAATGCAATAAGCAAACTTGCAAAAAGTGGAGATAGTGGTAATGGTGCAGATCTATTTTGTACTCATGCACCATGTATTCATTGTGCAAAAATTATTTACGGAGCAGGAATCAAAAAGGTTTACTATCGCCATTCTTATCGAGATGAAGTAGGATTACAATTCTTGGAGAGATGTGGAATCGATATTGAAAAAACCGATCACGAACATTGAAAAATATCATCGTGAAAAATAGGTGAAAACCCTGTTTCATTGCCTAAGTAAATCGTAGGCTATTTTTAATTAACCAAACTAATGAGGTAAAACATGAAGACAGTTGGAGACAAATTACAACCATTCGTGGTAACAGGTGTAAATCCTGGACAACCAGACAATCCATTTTTCGAGATTAATGAGAAATCATTTGCAGGTAAGTGGAAAGTTATCGTATACTATCCAAAGGACTTTACATTCGTATGTCCTACAGAAATTGTAGCGTATGATAAACTTACACAAGACTTCGAAGATCGTGATGCAGTTCTATTGACTGGTAGCACTGATAACGAATTCTGTAAAGTGGCTTGGCAAAATGCTCATGCTGACTTGAAGAAAATCAAACACATTCAATTTGCTGACACAGTTCGTCGTGGATATCAAACAGGCACTCATGCTGATAAACTTGGTGATGATTGTGATTTCCGCTGGAATGAAGGTTTGATTGATCAGTTAGGTTGTTTCTATGAACCTGCTGGTGCAGCATTGCGTGCTACATTTATTGTAGATCCAGACAATGTGATTCAACACGTCACTGTAAACAATTTGAATGTTGGTCGTTCACCAGAAGAAACTTTACGTGTTCTTGATGCACTTCAGACTGGTGAGTTGTGTGCATGTAATCGTACAGTTGGTGGGGAGACTCTCTAATGGCATTTAATGACGCTATCAAAGAAGCGTTGCCAGACTACGCAAAGGACACTAAGTTAAATCTTGATGCTGTTCTTTTGCGTAGTACTCTAGATCCTGATGTAGCTATTGGTTGTGCAGTAGCTGCATTGGCTGCAACTGGTAACGGTAAAGTGCTTGCTGTTCTATTGGCTGACGCACCTGCTGAAGCAAATGCAGCTATGTGTGCTGCAAGTATTATGGCACAGAACAACGTATGGTATCCATATGTAGAAATGGCAGATGATGCTGCATTGGCTGGTCTTCCTGCACAACTACGTATGAATGCGATCGCAACTCATGGTGGCACTACAAAGGCAAAATTTGAAGCATATTCTCTTGCAGCAAGTATTGTTGGTAAATGTCACTTCTGTGTGAAGGCACACTACGAAACTCTCAAACAAGAGGGTTACACTGTAGAGCAATTACGAGACATTGGACGTATTGCAGCTGTGATGAACAGTGTTGCAAAGGTTCTAAATTCTTAACAAAAATAATTTCAAAAAACTTGACAAATATTCACTTTTGAAGTAAAATTCTGTCTAAATAGATGTAGTGGCTGGGATAACCTTACTGTTTGTAGGGTTATTTCAGAAACTGCTTGACAAATAAACTCATTTAAGGTAAGATTCAATTCTATTATGAAACTCAGAAACATATCCGTAACGATGCATAGTTTATCACAGAAATGTGATTGGGCGATTGCACGCACATCATTTGGATATGAGATTGG